TTTTTTTTTTTTTTGGAAACGCGCCGGGCAGCGCAAACCATAACAACAACATCCACAAAGCTAATCTTTCCACTGAAAGTGGAGTAGTTCACTTTGCTTCCGCCTAACACACACCGCTACACAATGCTAAGATTCCTCCACGTTACCATGGTATTATCTGCGAGCACTACGCATGAGCCATCCTTAACTTTCATCCTTTCGGGAAAGGATATAGGCCCCCCCCCTAAAAGGGTCTTCAGGAGTGCATTGAACACGATATGCTTTCGGTCACCGCCTCGAGGTTTATTGAGGTCGGGGGCAGTTTATACTCATGCCCAGGAGACACACACGACATTTAAGTCTTACTCGGTGTCGTTGTCGATTGCGGGTAGCAATGAAACGCATCAAGATTTGGCGACTTATATATCATGTCACAACTAATGATAAAATCCTTGGAATCCAAAGAATCCCAAGAATTATCAAACAACGAGCAAATGGTGTTGTTTCCAGGAGTAAAGCGTGCATACTCAATGCTACGCGTTAAACTAAGATTAGCATCATCCACTCGGTAAAGCTCATACGAAGAGCAGGAATCATCCTCCCCTTCGTTGTCAAAGCGAAACATCCAATAATGACCCTCAGTACGAAAGTCATCTGGATCAGCTGACGTGAACTGCATCCCTGACACTCGGCGATAAACTTCTGAAAACAAATCGATTGATCGAAGATCAAACGGATTTGTAATTTCAGGCGCTTTCAAAGTCTCCAGAGGAGGTGTTCCATCATCAAATCGCTTCATAAATTTCGAGTATCGATCCTGAAAGTTTCGACCAGCCCAATCAAAAATTGGGATGTCTACAGTTCCAATAGGGACTTGAGTCACAATAAAGTAAACTGAAGCAGTTCCCGTTGGCAAAGCACTTATGGATCCAGGAAAAGCAAGGACGCAAGCATCAGTATTGACTGTAACAAGAAAATTACAGTAAAAAGTGTAATTGCCTGCGACGGCAGTTCCCCAATTAATTTCATTAATAGAATTTCCAGAGCTAACAGTCGGAGTGCTAAGACCAGAACCAGCAGCACCTGCTGTTCCGTTCCAAAGCACCACACATTTATAGTCTCCGCGAATCCCATTCGGAAAGACCCAGCCATTACTTGCTGTGGTCAAAGTCATTGAATTTCTCGCGTCAGTAGTATAACTGCCTGTTCCTGTGGGGGTGGAGGCAGCAACACCAGTGAAAGTTGTATATCCCGCGTAGTTAATAGTCCCAGATGAACCATAACCAGCTTGCGGAAGATAGAACTCCACATCATAAGTTACCCACAACTGACCAATAACTGAACCTCCGGCGGTATTTCCACCTACCGCAAGATATAAAGTTCCATGGTCGTACAATCTAATGTCAGTGCCGGATGGTATATTCCCGGCACGAACAAACTTCTCATCATTGGGAATGTCGCTTGGACGGCACTCAATCCAATGGCACATATTCCTAGACGGTTTACAAGCGTCAGCGAACTCATAGTTCAGCATGTCGCGCTTGTTAGTAAATCCAGGACGAGCTGTATCGTATTGCGTCGCCAAAGCGACGTAGCCCAATCCAGCTGAATTAGCATAGTCAGAACCTTGTGAAACAAAGTCCGCACACATGCCCATCAAACGATACGATGTAAACTGCATCGAGATGGGCGACAACCAAGGGAAAGTTTCGTTCATACCCGGGTTAAGGGGAAAAGAAAGCACCGTAAAGGCGCTTGTAGAGGAATAAACATCACCAATAAATTCGCGATGTTGAACTCTCACCTTTTCTCCAACCCTATGCATGAACGGGACCTGATACCCTTCACTTCCACGTGAACTAGCTGCAAGGAGCGAGTTAGAAACTGGGCGTTGACCAATCTTCATTGGAACCTCAGTCTCTTCGTAGTCGCCAAGACCAATCAACATAGGAAGAAGCTTTGGAATTAGCTCCGCCCCCATGTCAGTTAGTGGTTTCCACCATGACTCCTCTGCCGCTTCTTTCGCGTACTTTCGCATTTTAGCCTTTTTACGGGCCTTCTTTTCAGCTTTCTGTTCGGGGGTTTTCCTCCCGAGACCCTGAGCAGCGGCCTGCGTCGCCTGTTTAGGATGCTGTCGGAAAGCCTTCTCAACAGTCTTACGCTCTAACAGCTCTCGCTGTTGCTTCTTCATCCTCTGGGCTTGAAGAAACCGAAGCTGGTTATCAAGAGCTCGATTCAGCTCTCTAGCAGCTTGCGGCCTTGGTGGTGCTTTCTCTAGAGCACTGACCTTGCGATCATGTCTAGACTGTTCAACACGCTTATGAATCTCCTGCTTAGGAAGACCCTGGGCGCGCAAACGAGCACGCATTTTGTCTTCATCAAAAGACGACAAACCAATTTTATTCTTCATAGCCATCATAAAATGCTTTATCCCTCCTTCCAACCTAAAAGCATATCAACTCTATTTGAGATCAGCAAATCTCAAAAACAAACCAATACGCGTTCCTTCGTCAGAAGCCTTAGGCCCCTCAAACCCGCAGTACCAATCAAGAACTGCTGAATACTTTGGAATCACAACATCAAGGTTATGCTTTCGCAAAGTTTCGCAGTATGGATCAGCACTACAGGTTACAACATCTAACAGAGCCTCACGGAAAAAATTAAAAACGTCAGGCCCGTGCCCGGCAGACATCAACATCAACGAAGAGAGCTTCGAAACTTCAGCTCTAACATCCATCGACTTAGCGTTGCCAAGTACAGAAGCACACAACTTTTCAAGTGGGTATTGTGGCACCCACACATTTTTCTCACACTGAGCAAACTTGAAACCCAAGAAGTGCATATCAGCAAGATCTCGACTAATAATAAACGGATCCAAAACGATACCGAATAAATCAGTGAAAACATGTCTAAAAGCTTTCTCGAGCTCCTCATCCGAACAGGGGATCGAATCCGATCCAACAACATCATCGCCAAAAATGGCGACTGTCACACACTTATCAAACTCACTGGGATCAAGCCCGAGTTTACGTAACACCATAGCGATAACAATAGACATTCCTATAATATTATCACCAGTTGTGTTACCAGACCCTGAGTTGTTCCCCCATGATTTGAAAACAACGTCACCATTAGGTAACTGTAACACAGAGTTAATCAACCACTTGTAAGTCCACTCTAATTCCTTAGAGGGCTCGCGATAGCGATTTCTTAGCTGATATATTTCAACCATCATGGCCATTAAACGATCCCAACCTTTTCCGTCAAGCTCCCAAAACCGATTGTGTTTTAAGAGACTTCGAGCGAGAGAGTTGACACCCCCTTCATATGGGTTGAAACCGTAATATGACCATCCTTGCATCATCAGACCCTTATTTTGCAAACCGTAAAACCTCTTCGTCATCCAAAGATGGTGAAACGGTTCAATAATAAAGGTTCTTTGCTTTGTCTCTCCTATATAAGAGGACCTCTCTTTGACTTCAACCTTACCTGAAACTTGCCAAATCGGAACTTCATCAGTATCCGGATTGACATATTCAGTGTAAGGTAGATTAGCCTTAAGACAGTCTTCTTTTTTAGGTAGACCACGCATCTTATCAATCACGCCCGAGGAGGTCTTGATAACGACCTCGCCGAGTATATCATAAAAACCCATTTCTCCTAAACGAAAAACAGGATCGAACATGCCAGCTACAAAATCCAAAGCGGATAAATAAGTTTCATCCTCTCTGAACTTATAACAAACTGCAGCATCCATCTTCTTCACAGATTTCCAAAGATGGTCCAC